CACGGATGAGGTGTTTTCGCGGGGCGCGACGATAACGGGTGGAGTATCCGGCGCAACGGCATCGATTGCCGCTCCGTATCAAACCGGCCTGTCCGTTGGCCCTGGCACGCTCGGCAATTGTTCGACGGATGCGATTGTTATCCAAGGTGCAACAACGCCAGGGACAGTCAGCATCAGGGGTGTTGATGGCGCCACGCAGGCGCATGGCCTGCGTTTCAATTTGTCGGCGGGTCAGCGTCTCCGGAAGGCGACGGTGCGGGATGTGGCGCTGCGCAACACAACTTCAGTGGGTATCGGATTCCGCGTAACCGGTGCCGGGGTCATCGATGAGATGTCCCTCGGCATAGACCTTAGCGGCTGGGCCGGAGCCGCCGCGACCAGCGTCGTAGCCGGGATCGTGGCCAAGTTCACGGCTGAAACGGAGTGGTCTGCCAACTTCGGCTGACCCCACGCCCCAACATCATTTGTGGGGGCGACGGGCAAGCGATTGGAGGCTGGATATTGACCAGATCGGAACGCCTCCGCCTTATGGCCGATGAGCACGAAAGGCAGGTTCGTCGGTTTGCCTACCTGGGCGGAAAGAATCGCGACACGAAGGCGGCAGCGATCTCGCCCAGCGGCCGATCTCCGAACCAGGCGATGATCGGCGGCAGGTAGCGTTGCTCGCCGCCGTGCTCGAGGTAGCTGAGCGCGGCGGTGCGGAAGGTGCGCCCGGTATTGCGGGCAACGGCAAATAGTGGTGTGACAGCGTCAGCCATCTGAACTCTCCAATAGTTCGGTTGGTCAGGGCGCGTCGCGGTGGTGCAAACACCTCGGCGCGCTCGCTTTTGATGGCGCCCGCACAATGAGGCGGAAAAGAGTCCGCTGCCGCAAAGACATAACGGCGAGGTAACGGGCGATGAGCGTTGAAAGCGCGGCCGACCGGGCGGCGTTTCTGGCCGACTGGGGCGTGGGCGTGAGCTGGGTGGTGGGGGTCACCACCTCGTCGCTGACGGGGATCCTGCACGCGGGCACGGTGCGGGTGGAGGGCGAGGACGGCAACGGTGTGCTGAACGCCCGGGCCAGCCTGCAGGTGCGCTCGGCCGATGTGCCGTCGGGTGGCGGCTACGGCGATGCGGTGACAATCGAGGCTGTGGCCTACACGGTGAAATCGATCGAGCCGGACGGCACGGGGATGACGGTCGTGCTGCTCGAGGAGGAGGTGTGATGCCCACGCATGCGCGGCAGCAGGTGCGGGAGGCGGCCGTGGCCGACCTCACCGGGCTGGTGACGACCGGAGCGAACGTGTTCACCGGCCGGGTGGCGCCGCTGGCGGCCGCCGAGATGCCGGGGCTGAGGATCGCGCTGCGCGAGGAAACCAGCGAGTGGGATGCCATGGGCACCATGGCGCGAACCGGGCGGCTGATCGTCGAGGGCTGGGCGCAGGGCGGAGACGGGCTGGAGGACACGCTCGACCTGATCGCGGCCGAGGTGGAAACGGCGCTCTACGGGACAACGCCAGACCTCCAGGCGCTGCTACAGAACATCGGTACGCCGACGACCGCGATCGACCTGCCGGAGCCCGAGCAGGGCGTGGCGCGGCGCACCGGCGTGGTGCGGATGATGTTTCCGGTGGTGTACCGCACCGCCGAGGGCGACCCAACCGATATCGTCTAGGGGGCAGGCCCCTTCAAATCCGACCCCTCATCTGCCCTTCGGGCACCTTCTCCCGCAAAGGGGAGGAGGAGGGGACTTTTCTGGCGAAAGGAACGACACGATGACGACCTACCGGGGCAATGCCGGAGTACTGAAGGTGGCCACGAACGCCGTGGCCGAGCTCACCGGGTTCACCATCTCGACGACGATCGGGATGCTGGACGACACGGCGCAGGGCGACTCGGCCCGCACGCACATGGATGACGGGCTGCCCGACTTTTCGGGCACGCTGCGCGGCCACTACTTCCCGACCGACACCGCGCAGACGGCGATTGTCGAGGGGGCGGACCTGGCGCTCGAGGCGTCGCCGATCGGCACCACCACGGGACTGGTGAAGCTCACCGGCAACATCATCATCACGGGACTGACGATCACCTCGAACAATGGCGAGGTGGTGGGCTTCGAGGCGAGCTTCCAGGGGACCGGCGGGCTGACGCGCGGCACGCACTCGTGAGCGCGCTGGACAAGATCAGGGCGCACGGCAACACCGGCGGCGGCGTCGTTCTGGTGCCGGAGTGGGGCGACCCGGACGCGCCGCTCGAAATCCACTTTCGCCGGCTGTCGCTCAAGGACCTGGCAGAGGCAGCGCGGGCAGCGCCGGACAACCCGGTGCGGCAGAATGTCGAGCTCTTCTGTCTGATCGCGCAGACGCCAGACGGTCGGCCGCTGCTCAGGCGCATCGACGCGCTGACGCTGATGGACGAAGCGGACCCTGCGGTGCTGGCGCGCGTAATGCGCGAGATGGGGATCGTGCGCACGGCGCAGACCGAGGCCGACCTCGCAAAAAACTGAGGGCCGATCCGCTGACGGTGGAAATCTTTCGGCTGGCGGATCGGCTGCACAAGACGCCGGAAGAAATCCGGCGCGACTTCAGCGTCGAGGAATTCGAGGCTTTCATGCTGTTTACCCGGATCAAGGACGAACTGTGAAATGAGCGACTTTCTCGTCAGGCTCAAGGCGCAGAACAGCACCAAGCCCGCCTTCGGCGACGTGGTGAAAGACGCCAACGCAGCGGCGAATGCGATCGAGGCCAGCGGGCGCCGTGCGAGCGGTGCCATGCAGCTAGTCGAGCGCAGTTCGCGGATGGCTGCGTTCCAACAGCGGAACCTGGCGTTTCAGCTCAACGACGTGGCGGTGTCGCTGGCGGGCGGAATGAATCCGCTGATGGTGTTTGCCCAGCAGGGCAGCAAGATTGCGACGATCTACGGTCCCGACGAAGGCGGTGTCGGCAGGGCTCTCAAGGAAACCGGGAACCTGGCGCTCGGGCTCGTGACGAAGTTCTGGCCGATCGCGGCGGCGGTTGGGGCGGGAACAGCGGCGATTGCGGGCATGCAGGCGGAGATCAACAAGGCCAGTGACGTGCAGGTGAGCTTCGGCGACGTGGCCCTTGCGACCTGGCAGGAGTTCTCGGCCAACATCTACGAACTGGTCGAGCCGGCCATTTCTGCGGTCTCCAGCTGGATCGGCGGCGCATGGCAGGTGGCTTGGCCGATTCTCAAGGACTTCGGCAACGGCATCGTCGGTACGTTTGTCGGAGCGTTCGACGCCAGCAAGCAGATCTGGAGCGCGTTCCCGTTCGTGATGGGAGACATTACCATTTCGACCGCAAACAATGTGATTGCCGGGATCGAGGGGATGATTAACGGCGCTATCGGGCTCGTAAACGACTTCAAGTCGTCGTTCGGTTTCGAGGGAAATATCGGCGCTGTCGGCATGGGCCGCTTCGAGAACCCCTACGAAGGCGCCATCTCGGGGCTGGGGGAATCGGTGTCGTCGGCGTTCGGCGGCGCTTTCGGGGTGGATTACCTGGGCAGCGCGTTCGACGCGATAGGTTCGCGGGCCAAGGACCTAGCAAAAGCGCGCGAGGAGATCGACGCCGTGAAGTCGTCGGCCGGTGCGGCGGCGAAGAGCATTGCCGACATCGGCGCAGCTTCGGCTGGCGCGGCCGCGGACCTCGGCAAGAACATGAAATCGTCGTCCGACATGCTGTGGAGTTTCGCGGGGGAGGCATCGAGCCTACTCGGCCAGATGTTCGAGGGCAACAAAACCGCCGCGATTGCGCAGGCGGTACTGTCGGCCGGCGAGGGCATTGCGCGCACGATGGGCGCCTATCCTTTCCCGTTCAACCTGGCGATGGCGGGCCTGCATGCGGCCGCCGCCGTGCAGCAGATTGCCAGTATCCAGTCGACGACCAAGAACAGCACTTCGGTCGGTGCTGTGCCCAGCGCTGGCGGTGCCGCCGCGCCCAGCGCCACGCCGGGGCAGGGGGTGACCATCGTGCTCCAGGGCAGTCGCAGCTCGATGACGACGCTGGGGCAGGTCGAGGAAATCTTCAACGGGCTCAACGACTACCTCGGTGCGCAGGGCAAGGCGCTGAGCGTCGTCTACAAGGGGGCCTGACCGATGGGCATTTTCCTCTCGCCCGGGCTGATCATCACCCCGACCATCAGCAAGCCGCACTATCCGCGGATCGGCTGGGACAACCAGGTGACCGCGAGCAACGTCAGCGCTGCCAGTGAAACGACGTCGGGGCCGGCGACCAACCTCGCCAACCCTGACACGGTCGGTGGATGGATCAGCGGCTCGACCGCCGAGCAGCTGGTGACGGTGACGGGGCTCACCGGCGAAAGCGACTACATCGGCATCGCGCGGCACAATCTCGGATCGACAGGCGCAACGGTTTCCGTCGAGGGACTGACGGCCGAGAGCAGCCCCTCGTGGGTCGAGGTGTTCGAGGGCGCGCTGTTCGCCGATGATGCTCCGGTGGTGCTGCAGTTTGACAAAGACTTCTACACCGGGCTGCGGGTGCGGATCATTCCGGACGGTACGGCGCCGCGGGCCGCAGTGCTTTACGCCGGGGAACTGCTGGCGATGCAGAAGGGGCTGCAGCCGGGGCACACGCCGCTGTCGAAAGGGCAGGACACCGAGATGGCCACGGGGCGTTCGGAATCGGGGGAACATCTCGGCGCCATCGTTGTCGGCCAGTCGCTGAGCAGCCGGGCCGATTTTCGGCTGCTGACGGCCGCCTGGTACGCGGAAAACATGGCGCCGTTCATTGCCGCCGCAAATCTCGGGGCGCCGTTCTTCTTCGCCTGGGATCCGGCAAACCACCCCGAAGACGTGGCCTATTGCTGGCTGACGACGCCCGCGCGGCCGGTGCTCAACCAGTTCACCCATCACCATGACATCAGCCTCGCGCTCGGAGGGCTGGCGCTGTGAGTTTTTCGGCGCGGCAGGGC